ATCACGGCCGAGTCCGAGTCGGAATCCCGCCGCTCGGGCATGGAAGACCTCGAATTCTCCATCGGCACCGGACAGTGGGACGCAGCCGTCAAAGCCAACCGCGAAATCGAAGGCAAGCCGTGTCTGACGATCAATCGCGCGCCGGCTTTCCTTCGCCAGTACACCGGCGAAGAGCGGCAGCACCGCCCAGCGATGCTGGTCTCGCCCGTGGGAGCTGGCGCCGATCTCGAAGTTGCAAAGATTCACCAGGGCGTGTTGCGGCACATCGAAGTCGCCAGTTCGGCCGACGTCACCTACGACAACTCTTACGACATGATGATGCGCGTGGGCTGGTGCCCGTGGCGGATCAAAACCGATTATGTGAACGATCGCTCCTTCGACCAGGAGCCGCGCATCGAGCCCATCGAGAACCCCTTCGCGGTGTATCTCTCGCCGGTGCGAAAAGCCGATGGCACCGATCCGCTGTGGGCGCACGTGGTGACCGATTACTCGAAGGAAGAATACATGGCCGAGTTTGGCGAGACGACTCTGGCCAAACTGAGCTTCCCCACACAGCAAGGCAATTCCGAGCCGCAGTGGGTCACAAAAGACGGCGCGCGCGTCGCCGAATACTGGTGGCTGGAGTTGACCAACACGGTCCTGCATCAGTTGGACGACGGGACCACGGTCACCCGCGAAGAAATCGCTGAAGAGGATAAGGCCCGCGTCGTCGGACAGCGCGACACCATTGTGCGCAAGGTGCACTGCGTCATCCACGATGCCATGCGGGTGCTCAAAAAGTACGACTATCTCGGCATCTATATCCCCCTCCCCGAAGTGAATGGCGTCCGGTTGAACGTCAACGGGAAAATCTACCGCGCTGGCATGGTTCGTGACTACCGCGACGCGCAACGGATTTATGACTTCATGGTCACGCGCGCCGTCGAGCAAGTGGACATGTGCTCGAAGGATCCGCTGTGGATTCCCGAGTCGAAGGGCAACGCGAATCACGCCGAAGAGTATCGGCAGATGAACCGCAAGAATTATTCCCACCTGTTTTACGAAGCCTGGGACGACCAGGGACGCGCGCTTGCACCTCCCAGCCGCGCCGGCCGCGAAGCCCCGATTGCCGCCATGAAGGAACTGATCCAGCAGGCCGACTACGACATGAAAGCGGTGATCGGCATCTACGGGCCGAGTCTCGGGGAAGAATCTGGCAATGCACAGGAATCGGGCTTTGCCATTATGAGCCGCAAGGAGCAGTCCGACACCGGGGCGCTGACCTGGCACGATCAACTGAATCGCGCGATTGCCTGGCAGGGCAAAATTCTGCTCGATCTGTGGCCGCGGCTGATCCCCGCCGCGCGGGTGCAGCGCATCATCAACCCGGACGACTCGACCAAGCACGCCGTAGTTTTCAATTCGCAGCACAGCGACCCGGAAGAAGCCCAGAAGATGCTGAACGCCGCGCTCGGCATGAAGAAGGCTTACGACGTCGGCGTCGGTGTTTACGACATCACACTTTCGAGCGGCCCGATGTATCCGACGGCGCGCAAAGAGGCCTTCGCAGCTCTCTCTGCCGTGATTCAGACCGAGCCCCAGGTGATGCTGCCGCTGGTGGGTGACATTTGGGCGAAGAATGGCGATTTCCCTGACGCCGACGTGTTGGCAGATCGTTTCAAGAAACTATTACCGCCGAATCTCCAGGATGGCGACGCCGACGACATGCAGAACCAGCTCGCGGCGGCGCAGGCCCAGCTCAAGACTCTGAGCGACCAGCACAACATCATGGTGCAGGAGCTGAATCGGGCTTCAGACACCATCCGCACTAAGCGGCTCGATCTCGAATCCCGCGAGCGCGTGGCTCTGTGGAACAACTGGACGCAACTGATGCTGCAGCGCTTGAAGGCGCACGACGGCGCTGCACAAGCCGCGCTCGACGCCCAGTTGGAAGCGATCCAGATGCGCATGACCGGCTTGCACGAAAATCTTTCGATCGAACAGGAAGCGGGAGCTGCGCCCGACACGCCGGAACTGCCAGGTCAGGTCGAACCCAAGGTGCAACCCGTCACCGCTGCAGCTCCGACGCCGCGACCTCAGCCCATAGGAATGACGCAATGAAAAAAATCTTCGCTCTGTTTCTCTTTTGCACCCTGGCGATCTTCACTCACGCCCAGGCGGTGCTCCCGAACATCAGCTACAACGGCTATCTCAACTCGACTTGCGCCACTCCGAACACCGGCTGCGCGGGTGCGGTGTTTGTCACGAGCTATGGCAGTCAGTCGAACTCCGGTCCGCTCGGATCAGGTTCGACGATCGATGTGCCGGTGGCGAACTACTCCGCCGCGACGGTCACGGTCTCGGGAACCTATGCCGGCTCGACCATCAACTTCGACTTCTCCGATCCGACCAGCGGAACCAACTACTTTCAGGAAGTGTGCGCGCGCACCGACATCAATCTCCTGGAAGTATCTGAAGTGCTGCCGACGAACCAGGTGCGCGCCTGGCAGTGTCCGGTGTGGGCTGCGACTCGCTTTCGCGTGCGCCAGAGCGCTTACACCTCGGGCAACGTGAATGTGTGGATCACGCTCACCCAGGCGGCGATCGATCCCTCGCTCGTGGTCGCGGCTTCGATCACCAACATCGCTGGCGCGTCAGACCCTTGCGCCGATGTGAGCGCCATCAAACTGAGCGCTCCGATTAACATTTCGAGCGCAACCACCGCGCAGCTTGTGGCCCTGAGCGGGACCACGACGATTTACGTCTGCAGCTTCGTCGCTGCCGCGAACGCGGGAACCAACCCCAGTATTCAGTTCGAGTACGGGACCGGCTCGAACTGCGCCACCAGTCCGGTCGTACTCACCGGAGCGATGGCCACGGGTGTCACCGTGGCCACGGGCGTCGCCGGGCCGATCTTCGCGGGCGGTGGAAGCGCCACGATTTTCAAATCAGCCGCAGGCAACGAACTTTGTGCCGTGACCGCGGGCACGACGCCCAATTTCCAAGGCTACGTCACTTACGTCCAGCAGTAATCCATTCCAGAAAACCGCATACCCAACTCAGGAGGAAGCGATGCCATCCGGGATCATTCTCGCGTCTAGTTCACAGGGAGCCACCCAGGAAGCTGTTGAAAAAGTTCTGACCGCGCACGGCTATGAAGCCGACAAGCCGGAAGTGGTAGCACCGGAAGAGCCGGTCGAGCCCAAGCGCGACGATTTCAAAACTGATGCCGAGTTCACCGCGGCGCAAGAGGAATTCGAAGCCGCGCAGGAAACCGCCGAGCAGGAGCGCGAGGAGAAGGAAGAGAAAGACGCCGAAGCCCGCGAACGCGAACGCCGGCCGTCGCGCAAGCAACGTGCCATCGACAAGGCGACGAAAAAGCTGCAGGACGATCTGAAAGCCGCCAATGATCGCATTGCGGCGCTCGAAGGCAAGAAACCGGCAGCGGCCGAGCCCAAGCTCGAAGCTCCGAAGCGCGAGGCCTTCAAGAGCGACCAGGAATTCGACGACGCGATGTTTGACTACCGCTATCAGTTGCGCCGTCAGAAAGAACAAGCCGAGGACGCGCAGAAGAACATCGAAGCACGTCTTAAAGCCAATTTCACCGACTATCAAACCGAAGTCGCTGCCTTCAAGGAAGAGCACGACGACTGGGACGAGGTGGTCGGCAAAAGCATTCCCATTTCCGATCCCGTTTACTACGCAATCGTCGAGCTGGCGAAAGACGGCCCTGCAGTGACTTATTACCTGGGGCAGCACCCGGAGGAAATCGACAGGCTTGCGGAGTTGACACCCTACGCCGCTGCAATCGCAGTTGGACGCCTGGCTGACAAGCTGAAGACGGCCAAAAAACCTGCGGCGAAGGCAACCCCAAGACCCAGGCCGCACATTCCCGAGCCGGTGAAGCCGGTTCGGACTGCCGCGTCCGCTTCCACTCTGACCTCGGCCGAGGCCGCGAAGAGCAAAGATTTTAAGGCTTTCAAGCAGGCCCAGCGCGCCGGCAGATAACCCTTTAGGAGAAACCCTTTGGCAAACCTGATTCTCACCAACCAGGAGATCAGCTTCAAAAATCTCCTGGTGCTCGAAAACTCCATCTCCTTCACCAAGAAAGTGGTGCGGAGATATGACGACAAATTCGGCCGCGCCGGCGCGAAGATCGGGTACATCCTGAACATTCGCAAGCCCGCGCGCTCGGTCTCAACCGCGGGCCAGGGCATTCAACTGCAGGACTATGTTGAGCGCTCTGTGCCGCTCGTGCTGAACAAGCAGTACCAGCAGGCCTGCGCCTTCACCTCGTCCGACATGGCGCTGTCGCTCGACGATTTCACCAACCGCGTCACCAAACCAAAGATCGTGCAGCTCGCGAACGACATCGACTATGACGGCCTGCAGCAGTTCGTGAACGTGCCCGCCGAAGTAGGGACGCCGGGAACGGTCCCGAACACCCCGGACACCTATCTGAACGCGCTGCAGGTTCTGGCCGATGAAGGCTTCCCCGTCGATGACGAGGAAGGATTGTCCGTCCACATTTCGCCCCGTATGCAGCGTGCGATCTTTCCCGCTCTGCAGGGCTTGGTAGCCACGGGCGGCGGCACCGCAACCTTCGCATTCTTGCGCAACCTGGCAAAAGGCGAGGGCGGCGAGTCCGATTATTTCAAAGGCCTAGTCGCGAAGGGTCTCGGCTTCGACTGGTTTATGACCCAGAACGCGCCCACTTTCACCACGGGCACCCAGGGCGGATCGCCGACCGTGAACGGAGCCGGGCAAACCGGCAGCTCGATCGCGACCCAAGGCTGGAGCAACAACACTCTGGTGCTCAACCAGGGCGATGTGATCTTCTTCGCCGGTGTGCACCGTATCAACCCGCTGACTCGTCAATCGACCGGCGATCTGCGGCCCCTCGTGGTGCTCGCGAACGTCACTTCGAACGGCTCCGGGCAAGCCACGGTGCCGGTTGCCTGCGTCGATGGTGACGGCATCACCCTCGCCGGTCCTTACCAGACCGTCGATGTCAGCCCAGCCAACAGCGCAGCCATCACCGTGCAGGGCGCCTCTGCGGTTCAGTCCTATCGCGGCGTCGCTTTCCACCCCGAGGCTTTCACCTTCGGCTGCGCGGATCTCGAAATGTACGACAACCAGCACATCATGGAGATGGCCGCCGATAAGGAACTCGGCCTGGCCATCCGCATGTGGGCTATGCCGGACATCAACACCGATCGTCTGCTGATGCGTCTCGACGTCCTGGGCGGCTGGATCACGATGTATCCGCAAGGCGCCTGCCGCATCGCCAGCTAAGAGCAAGTCCAATCCCAATAGAAACGAGAACCAAGACACCATGATCAGAAAAGCATTTGCGCTTCTCATCGTTCTGGCGGGCTTGACTGGCTTTGCGGTCGGTCAGGTCGCGCTCACCCAAACCACGCTGTCTTCCGCGGTCACCGGACCATCGCTCTATTCCGGCACTTCCGCAACCCTTCAATCGTTTGTCTGTCTGGCCTCTACCACCGGAATTTCCGCACCGATTTTGCCGGGAACGCCAGTCAGTGTGATCTACATCGACCGCGAGGCGATGGGAGTGTGGACGGTCAACACTTCGACCAACTGCCTCACCGTGAACCGCGGTTATCTCGGAACCCAGGCGTCGCCGCACATCTCGGGCGACATGGTGCTTATAGGAAACCAGTACCAGAGCACGCTCGGACAAGGCGGCAACCCGGTGCCTTCCGGCCTATTCCAGCAAGATCCCGCCTACAACGGGACTTGCACCGCAGCCAATACGCCCACGACTCCGTGGGTGAATGTGCTGACCGGCGCCCAGTGGTTGTGCTCGACGCAAACCGGCACATGGGCTCCGGGTTGGTCGAATCCCCTGTCGGCTCCTGCAACCTGGATACAAACCGGGACCGTCGCTTCGGCGGCGGGCGCGGTCACGCCGTCTGGACCGTATTTCAACATCAGCGGCACGGCGGCGATCACCGGCTTTAACATTCCGGTCGGCTTCAACACCCTGACCGGGGGATGTTTCACCGCGAACCCGACTGGTATTTGGACCTGGACGGCTGCGGGCAACATTGCCACGGCTGGAACCGTGACCGCGGCAACGACTCCGGTCACCTTCTGCTGGAATCCGGCCAGTTCGAAGTGGATACCGAGCCGACTCAGCTAACCGGCTGAACTCGGGGAGGTTGCAGTACGCTTCGGGCGTTGAGCGTCATCAGCGCCCAAATTTCTCATCAAGGACAATCGTTATGAGCCCTATCGACGGAAACAATCTGGACGGAAAAACTCCAGTCAAACCGACGCCCTTCGACGCCCACG